GCTACAAGTATGAAGGTTAAGTCTGCTACTAATTCTGTAAATCTGTTAGTCAATATCGATAGTGACATTTATCTACAAGAAAGACAGAACTTTGCTCTAGTCACAGAAGATGACATGGCTCCAGATGGAAGTATTCAAAGAATCTTCTTCCCAGAAGGCAGACCCATTAAGAGTTACATTCTGAATAAGACTAATAAGGTCCTATTGATAGATGATATCTCTTCTGGTTTTAATGGAGATCATGATAGAACTGGGACTTTGGTTGGTAACATTGGATTTAAACTGAAAGCTAAGGGTCAACCACTATTCAAAGCAACTTTTAATGCAGCTGATACTAAAGTCATTGATCTCGTAGATAATATCATTACTATTCCTAATCATAACTTCCAAACGGGACAGGAATTAAATTATAATCTACAAGGTGGATCTCCAATTGGAATTGCTACTACATCTCATATTGCTGGTCTAAGAGACATTGTAATGGGTGTGGAATCTGCATTGGGTGGTAGTGGTGCAATGTTTGAAAATGGATATAATAATGAAATTCCAGAAAATACTCTTACTGGTGTTGGTACTGTAGTAAGCCCAATCGTTACGTTTGTTGTATATGGATTTGGAAGTCCTGATGGTGGTCTTCCTGGTATTTCTACCAGAGGAACTGGTGCTAGATTCCAAGTTAAATTTACATATGAACAAAGTACGGGACAACCACTTTCTACGAATGTTACCCTGACTCAAGGTGGTACTGGATACTTTGTTGGCGATAATGTGAGTATTGCTGGTACTCATTTGGGTGGAACGACTCCTGCAAACGACCTAACATTCCCTGTATCGCGCATTACTGGTACTCAAACAGGTATTACCACTACTTACCTTGACGTACCATCCACAAGTGATTTAAGCGGTACTGGCGCACGTTTTGACGTTACTAGAGATTCCAATCTTGATGTTGAAAGTATTGTTGTTGTTAGTGGCGGTAGTGGGTATGTAAGTACGGAAACAATTTCTATTGCTGGAACTTATATCGGTGGCAGTGGTTCTGGTGATGATCTTCTTTGCACACCAGTAGAACTAGGTGGAACAGCTATTCCAGAAAAAGTCTTTGTTCAGAAAATTGATGATGTTACATTTAAGATTAGTGGACTATCTACCTCATTACCATTGAATTTTGTTGGGTATGGAACTGGAACCCACAAGTTTAGTATTGCTGATCCATCTACGAATGCACTAATCTCAATCGATAATATTATCCAGAGTCCTCTTAGAAATAAAAAACTTGAGATTGGTATTGGATCTCCAATTGGAATATATGATCAAAGTATTGTCGTTACTAGTGGAATTGCGTCTTTGGCACCAAATGATGTGATTAAGTTTGGTGATGAATTTATGAAGGTTAGACAGATTGGTGACGGAACATTTGTCTCGGGTCGAAGAGTGGAAATTGAAAATACTGTGGATAATTCTTTTTACTATGATGTAAATAGAATGAACTCCACTATTACTAGATTGGATGAGACTATCGTAACCCATGATGATAGACCTCCGTATTAACTATAAATAACTGAAAACCTATTTGAGTAATGGCAAAGCAAGGCATTAATACTGGTACTGCCCCTAATGATGGCACTGGAGATACCCTGCTGGCAGGAACTCTAAAGATTAACAGTAATTTTGATGATCTTTATAATATCTTTGGAGACGGAACCAATCTTATTAGTTTCGTCTCTTACGCTACTACTGCAGGATATTCTACCAATGCGGGCATCGCATCCACATCTACATACGCTCAGACTGCAAGATATGTAACTGATGATATTGATATCAATACATCGGGTATCCTTACATCTTCATATGCTGACATTGGTAAGATTACCATTCAACAACCAGGAGCGATTACTGACGGTCCAATTGAGGTTGGTTTTGCAGCTACAATGTTCCGAATACGATCTGACGGTATGGTCGGCATTGGAACATCTATACCAACGTCTCAACTTGAAGTTGTATCTTTCTCAGATGCTAGACCAGCACTGTGGGCGATTGCAAGGTCAAATGGACCTTCCTTTAGGGCTTCTGACAAAGATATTACTCCTGAAAAGACTTTTGTTATTACAAAAGATTCCAATATAGGTATTGGTACAAATGTTCCATCTGCCAACCAGAGACTTGATATTCGTGGAAATGTAACTGCAGAGGGAGTTGTTACTCTTGATGGAACAACTAACTTTAATAGTGATATTACTGAAACAGTAGTAAATGATTTTGGTGATAATATTGTAGTTTCTTCGGCAGGAACTTTAACTGTTGATCTTTCTCAAGGAACTGTAGTTGTTGGTGGAATATCAACTTCTGTTGGTACTTGGGACTTCACTAATGTTACTGCATTAAATAGTAAGGCTACTACAGCAACTCTTGTTATTAATGCTGGTGTTGGATACACTTATGGTGATTCAGTAAATATTAACGGTGGACCTATCGCTGGTGGTGTTAGATGGGTTGGCGGAAACCCTCCACCTGCTTCCAATGGAGAAGATATTTTGACATTCAGTATAATTAGAGATTCTTCTGGATTAACAAGAGTTTATTGTAGTAGTTCCATTAATATTAGCTGATAAAAATGCCAAGAACCACACCTGGATCGGGAGCTATTCTAAGACCAGTATTCAACTCCTCTTACGGTGTAGAGAGGATTGATGTAATCTCTGGTGGAAATGATTATACCAAAGCAGATCCTCCTAAACTTGTTATTGAAGGAACCGAAACTCCTATAGTAGAAGGTGTTTTTTATCCAGTTATTACTGGTGTCGGGACTATTAGGGAAGTAGTCATTTTCGACACTGGTGCTGGATATTATCCAGTATTTTCAACGACAACTTCATCCGAAGTTATTGTTGATAGAGGATCTTTTGGATCCATTTCTACTGTTCATGGAACTGGCGTATCTTCGGTATTTGTTGGTGACTATAATATTATTGAAGATAATATCTATTTCATAGATGCTCCTTACGGTAAAAGAGGTCCATTAGGTTTAGAAACTGGATCTACCTTTAATGGAAGATTATTCTCAAGAAAACTTGATCCATTTGAACCTGAAGATAAAAACTTAGTTCTTGATGATATTTCACTGGAATTTACTGGAGTTGCTGGAACTAGTTTTAGAATAACTGAAAATCTTGGTATAGTAACTTCTCTATACAATAGTGTTAATACTGGCGTAGAGATTAATAATAATCCGTTTATTCTTATCAATAATATTGTTCAAACTCCAAATTTAGATTTTACATTTAACAATGCTTCAGATAATCAATTAAATTTCTTAAGTGGTGTACCTAGAGCGGGAAGACTTGACAAAGTTGCAATTCAAACTGGTTCTGGATATTACATTCCTGTAAAAGCTGCAGCAGTTGCTGGTGTAAATTCATCTGGATCTGTTGATTATGTTCAACTTCGTGGTGGTGGACAGGGATATAGAACTCCTCCAGAAGTTCGTATTAGGGCTACAAATGGTATTGGTGCATCTGCTACGGCAATTCTCGGAACCAAAGTAGATACTCCTGTTGGAATTACAACGGCAGTATTTGATATGTTTAGTGGTATTGGAACCTTTACCACTGCGGCTCCACATGATCTATATGATGGGGACCGAGTTGTAATTACAGGCGCTGGATTTACATTTACTCCACTATCTCCGATAAGAAATATTAATGAGTTTGGATATGATTACATTACTGGTATTGCTACACTTAGTGTTTATGGTGGACATTATATTGGTACTGGAGCCAACCAGTCTAGACATTTAACTCTTAGGGGAATTCAGGTAACTGATGGTATTAGTACTTTCACTCTAAGAGAAGATTCATATCCAATTATTTCTATTGTAAACAGTAACGAAGCTAAGATTAATATTGGTATTGCAACTGAAGGCCTTCAGTATGTAAGTGCTGGTACAGTCCAGGCTGGTGTTGACACAAATATTCTGGAAGCACGAAATATAATCGGTTTTGACATTATTGACACACCAACAGATGATACTTTTGAGGTATTTTTAGGAATTACTACGTTCCCACATAACTATGTGGCTGGTGGAGTCGTTCAGAGAGACCAGACGGGTATTGTAACAGCGATTAACCTTACCTCTGGTGGTTCTGGATACTTTCCTGCCGCAAAGGTCGTATACAGTGATAATACGCAGGAATCAGGAATCACCACATTTACTGCTCATGGTCAGCAGATTGGAGTTACCACAAATGTTGGTACGGCTGAGTATGATCCTGTTGTTGGAATTTTGACCGTCAGATTTAGTGAGAATCATGGTCTTACTGATGACGATGCAGTAAAACTTGAAGGATTGGTATTTGATACCATTAATGGACCTGTTACTTTCCCTAGAGGATTAAAGAAGTATTTTGGATTTACAGTCCCAAATGGTGTTGACATTAATATTGATGCCACAGAAGAAATGTATGATCTCACAAGAAATGTGGGAGTCTATACAGGACAATCTCTTACGGGAACTATTACCCGTTATAAGGGTCACGGATTGAAAACAGATGACTTTGTTGTTGTCAGTGGAGTTGGCCAAACTACATCTAGTTCAGTAGATTTGCGACTTGCTGATGTTGAATATGATAATGCTAGTGGAGTAGCAACTATCACTACAAGACGAAATCATAATTTCACAAAAAATGATTTTGTAATCCTTAGTGGAATTGCATTTACTTGTGATTACTCTCCATCACTCGGTATCACTACAGCAGAGTATGATAATATTAGTGGTATTATGACTATTACTACCGCTGCTCCTCATGGGTATTCGGAAGGTGGTAAAGCCGGAAATGTTGTCCTTAGTGGACTTGGATTTACTTGTGATATTGATAATGGTTCTTCTATCCATTACTATCCAAGACATAGGGACGAATCATATCAAAAGTCTATTTCTATTGCCTCGACAACGAACACAACGATTACGTTAGATGTAGGTAAGTCTCCAAGAAATGAATCATATCCACACACGTTTGCATCTGCAAAAACAGGATCTGTAGTTTCTGGTGGTGACTATGCACACAGTTTTGTTGGGTCCGCTTCTAGTTCCATTATTCTTGGTGGAGAATATGATCATAACTTTGTCAGTGCAACATCTGAAGCTATTGTTGTTGGTGGTGACTATGATCATACTTTTGTAAGTTCTGGATCTACTGCACTCTGGAGAGGTGGTGGATATCCACATACATTTGTTAGTGCAGGAGCTACTGCTGTTATCACTGGTGGTGATTACACGTATACGTTTGTTCCTGATAGTAATAATGGTGGTGCTATTGCAAAATACACTTGGGCTGGACCATTCCTAACTCCAACTACAGTAGGGTATATTCCAGCTACGGGGATATTGACACTTGAATTTAATCAACCTCACTTCTTAACTGCAAGTGATACGATTGGTATTGCAACAGGATCATTGACATTCACATGTGATATGGATGGTAATGCAACTAAACATGACTATCCTAGACGTAGGGATCCTGTTCATAACAGGTCAGATGTCCCAATTGCCAGTATTGTTAATGCGACTACAATTACGGTCGATGTTGGTGCTACTCCCATTGTTTACCAACAACCAACCAATGCAGTATATAATCCAGACATTGGTGAAATAATAATTACTGTTCCAAGTCATGGACATGTTAAGGGCGAGACTCTTAAGTTGACTGAAAATGCGTTTACATTTACTTGTGAATTAGATAATAATCAGACACAACATACGTATCCAAGACCTACCGACCCAGCTGGTGGTGGATATGCGTCTACTACTAATACGGTTGCAATTACAACCCACACCGATGATACATTTACTATCCCTGTTGGGGCTTCCCCATTACAGTATTTCGCAGCTACAGGCGGTCAATACAATGCAGTTTCTGGTATTCTAACAGTTACTGCACCAAGTCATGGATATGTTAATGGTGATTTTGCCAGATTTACTGATAACTCTTTGGTATTTACTTGTAGTTTGGACGGGAATGCAACTGAACATCCATATCCAAGACCTACCGATCCAGCATCTGGAATTGCACTTACAATTAGCAATGTAACTACAAATACATATGAAGTTAATGTAGGAACATCCACTAACTCTTATATTCAAGCTATCAACTCAACATATAATGCCAAGACTGGTATTATGAGGGTGGGAACGGGCAACACCGCTCATGGACTAACAACCGCAACTGGTAATGTATTGATTCAGGATGGATCGTTCGTATTTACTTGCGATCTCGATAATAATCAAACCCAACATAGTTATCCAAGGTCAACTGACCCTATATCAGGGGCATCTGCCACTATTATCGGATATTCTACGAATACCTTTGATATTAATGTTGGGGTATCAACACATACTTATAGATCAGCCACTAATGCAGAATATACTGCTTCCATTGGAATTCTAACAGTAACTTGTCCCAATCATGGACTTAGAGTTGATAGAGCCTTCAAATTTACTGATAATACTATGAGTTTTACTTGTGGAATGGATGACCACTCCACAGTTCATACTTATCCAAGATCAACCGACCCTTATTCTGATACTAGAGTTGTTGTTACCGCTAAAACCGATGATACGTTTACGGTAAATGTTGGTCCAACTACAAGTTATTTCTGGGATGTTAGTGGTGCTAACTATGTTCCAGATACTGGGATTATTGAGTTGACAGTTGGTACAGGACATACGTTATTTGCTGGCAAACCTGTAAGAATCCAACCAGAGTCCTTAATCTTTACATGTACTAAGGATGGTAATTCAACAGAACATAGATATCCGCAAAAAGGAGATCCATATTGGATTTCTGCTGGTATTGCATCAGTGTTGAATTCCACAAACGTCAGAATTAATGTTGGTCCATCAACAACACCTTCGTATTATGTTGGTGGTGGAACCATTCAAGGTTCTATTGTTGCTCCTAGAGAACAAAATAACTCTACCAGTGGAATGGATTTCTCTTTCTCTGGCGCTCTTGTTCAAAAAGTTGGTGGAGCAACTACATTTAGTGTTCAAGTTGGTCCTTCTACAACACCACACAACTATAATAGAGGTGGTACAGTCTCTAGAGCACAGAGATTTGCAGATTCGTTGGACGAGGGGTATGATGGACTATATGTTGGTGAAAGATTAACAGGAGCAACTTTCCGTTCTAATAGTGGGATTATAACCGAGAGAAATTATTATGCGGCTCCAGGAAGAGTTCATAAACCAGTTCGTTTTGAAATTACTGCACCAGATCCGTATTTTAATAGAGATTTAGTGTATGCTGAAGGATCTACTGGTATTGGAACTAATGCTGTAGTTGACTTCAGAATTAATGCTGATAGTGAAATCCAAGAATATCAAATTACTGAAGAAGGAGTTGCATTTAAAGTAGATGACATCTTAACTGTTAGTGGAATTTCTACAGACCCAAGAGTCGGAGTGCATACAGAATTTACTCTCACTGTTAATTCATTGACTAATGATAAATTCTCAGGATTTTATCCTGGACAATTTATTCTTTTTGATGATATTAGTCAATTCTTCAATGGACTTAGAAATAAATTTACTTTATCGGTAACTACTGGCGGAAGTACAGAAATACTCAGTTTGAAGACACTTCCTGGAAGTGATATGGATATCAGTAACAATATATTCATTTACATTAATGATATTCTGCAAGTTCCTGGAGAAGCTTATATTTTCAAAGGAAGTAGAATTATTTTTAGTGAATCTCCCAAATCTGGATCTAAATGTTCTGTATTCTATTTCCGAGGGTCTAAGAGGGACGTTGATACAGTTAATCCTCCTTTGACTGTTAAAGCAGGTGATACTGTAGCTATTAAAGAAAATAAATTAAATCTATTTGATCTAGATCAATTCCCAAGACAGGCTAAGAGAATTGTTGCTTCTGATATTTTAGAAACATTTGCATACAAGGGTGTTGGTATTGATACTGCTTCAACTGCAGAAAGACCTCTAAAATGGGAAAAACAGAAAAGAGATAAGATTCTTTCTGGAACTCTAATTTCCAAATCGAGACCAAGTTTGAAGTCTAGAACTACACCAACTACTAGAATTATTAGGAATGTTGGTGCGAGTGATAGAGAAATTTATGTAGAAAATGCTTTCCCAATTTTCGCTGGTATTGATTTAGTAACTCAGTCAGAAAGAAATGTTTTGATAATGGGTGATAGGGAGATCAGAACAGCAATTGGTACTGCTCAAGTTGCTACTTCTTCCAGTATTTCTAATATTTCTATTGCAGATAGTGGAGTTGGATATGCTCTCACATCACCAAATGTAACTATTTCTGGTTCTTTGATTACTAGAAAGGACCCAATTTCTGATTGGAGTTTTGAGGATATTATCACTGGATTTGGACCAGGATTGTATGATTGGAAAGAATTGGCTCATGGTGATCAAGTAATTGCTGTTGGTTCAAGTAGTAGATATATCAATACAAAGAGTGGAACTTTCTGGGAAAGAGGAGTCCTTGGATTCGGTGGAACAATCACCATGAATACCGTTGCAATCGGTAAATCGGTTACATCCCCAGTAAACTATGTAAGAGCCTCTGGAGAATACTCCAAGGTTGTTAAGGGAGTCTCTGTTGGCAATACGTTTACTGATTGGCAAGAAGTTCAATTGATTGAACAACGACAAATTCCTGCAATTCAATCTACGTTGGATTTTGCATCAGAATATGAAGGAACTTTTAATAAAATTATCTTTGAACCAAGTAGAGATGCTTGGGTTACTGTAGGAACTGGTGGATCTATTTTTACTGGTGTTGGTATTGGAACTACAACGATGTATAGTCGTTATTCTAGAACTCTAGAAGATCTAAATTCAATCACATATGGAATGGGTGAATTTATTGTTGCGGGTAATGGTGGAATGCTCCTTTCTTCAAATGAAGGTATAGTTTGGACCCCATTATCCAGTAATACTCCAAAAAATATTACAGATATTGTATTTGATGGGAATAAATTTGTCTTTGTTGGTGACGGTGGACTTATTGGCATTTCATCTGACAAAAACTTCTGGATGATTTACAGTGATCCAAATGCTACAAATCCAGCTACATTTGACTTTGATAGAATTAGGTATCAAGATGGATTCTATGTTGGAATTGATACTTCTGGAAATTTACATTACTCATTCGATTTGTCTAATTGGACTCTACGAGAGATTGATCACTCTCAGGTACTTTCGGACTTAATTAAAACTGATTATGGTATTAATGGAAGAACTATTGCGGTTGGATCTGGATCAACTGCTTTCTATGCAGATCCTATTGTTAATAGAGCTACTGCAAAATCTTCAGTTACCAATGGTATTGTTACTAGTGTAGTTGTAGAAAATGGTGGATTTGGATATGTGGTTGGATCAAACCCACCAGTGATTATTGAAACAGACAGGGTAGTAAGTGAAAAAATTCTTTCTATCAATGCAGTTGGTGACTTTGGTGTTATTGTTGGTGTAAATACCAATCGTCCTGGAATTGGATTTAGCACTCCACCTACTATAGATTTTGTACTTAAATCTGATTTCTATGATAATACTAATCTTGGATATGGATATTCTTCATTAAATACATTGGGTGTAAATTATTCGCAACTATCTGCTGGAGATTATTTCGTTATCTATGATAGTCCATTGGTGGCTGGTCATGCGTTGACGGGCATTACAACTTCTATTGGTGGTTATTTAAACTTCCCACGTAATAAGACAATGCAAATTTCTGCAGGAGAATATCTATCAGGAAGATTCTTTGTTGAAAAAGTAACCCCTGTTGATGTTGTGTCTGGACTAGTTACGGTAACATGTGCTTTCCAACCAAAACCATTTTCGTCTAGTGATATTGAGGTTGGTCTTGATCCAAATGGACCATATTTCTTGGACAATGAATTTCATTATAAAGATAATTATGGTAAGTATACTTGGGGTAAAATTACCAACTACCAAAATAGAGCGGGAGGAAGTCCCCAACAATTCTTTGTCAATTCGGACAACGGAGGTACTGGGTTATCAACTGCTGCTGTAGTTACGAGAATTCAACCTTTATCTTAACCACTAAATACTAAAAGAAAAAACTTCTAGTTTTCATCAAAATGCCTGCCATTATATCTGAACAGTTTAGAATCCTAAACGCCGAAACCTTTGTAAAGAGTTTCGTTGGCGTTGGGTCTACCGTAAACAAATATTATGCCTTCATTGGATTGCCCAATGCTTTTGAAGAAGAGGCTGGTGGAACAAGTGATTGGTCTACCAATACTCCTTCTCCATTGGATGGGTTCCTTGAAGAAAATCAAATCAAGGAATCTATCATTGCAATGAAGAAAATTACGGATAGAGATGTCCGTAGATTGGTTCGCAAAGTCGAATGGATTGCTGGTACAACCTATGAAATGTATAGACATGACTATACAATTTACAATACTACCCCAATTACAAAACAGGGTAATTTATATGAATCGAACTATTATGTTGTTAACGAAGATCTAAAGGTATACATTTGCCTTCAAAATGGATCTGACCCAGAAAACCCAAGTGGTAGACCATCATATGATCAACCAACTTTTATTGATTTAGAATCAAGAGCTGCAGGTACTTCTGGTGACGGTTATGTTTGGAAATATCTGTATACCATAAAACCATCCGAAATTGTAAAGTTCGATAGTATTCAATATATTCCAGTTCCCGAAGATTGGGGATCTACAGGCGAATCTGTAGCTACTAAAAATAACGCTATTGACGGAAAGATTGAAGTCGTAGTTATCGATACTAGAGGATCTAATTACCAACCAATTTCTACATCATTCTCCAATGTTGATATTTTGGGTGATGGTATTGGTGCTAAGGCAACAGTAACTATTGATTCTTTTGGTAAAGTATCTGAGGTATTTGTTACTGATGGGGGATCTGGATATACTCATGGATCTATTAAATTCTTCCCAGGAGCTCCTGGAAGTGAAGAAGGTGGACCACTAGAAAACCTTACTAATACAGGTATTGGAGAAACTTCTCTCGGTAATTTTAGTGTAATTATTCCTCCAAAAGGTGGACATGGATATGATGTTTACCGAGAACTAGGTGCTTATAGGGCACTTTTATATTCTAGATTTGAAACTATTGAGACTAACCCAGATATTATTGAAGGTAATGATTTTGCCAGAGTCGGTGTTATGAAGAACCCAACTATTTTTGGCAGTGACACCGAACTTTTAGAAACTTCTCAGGTCAGTGGACTAAAAGGGATTAAGCTGGGTGGAGTTACCACAGCAACAACATATGCAGTTGATTCGGAAATTACCCAGTCAGTTGGTGTTGGGTCTACTGCTATCGGATACGTTGCATCTTGGGATAATATTAGTGGAGTTCTGAAATATTACCAACCAATGGGTCTTGCTTCCAGTGAAACTGGTTATAAGATTATTCCGTTTACTTCTACTCCTGATGCAGGATTTGGATTAACAATTACTGGTGAGACTGTTACGGGCCCGCTTCTATCAGTAAATACTGATTTCAATGGTGTAAGTACCTCAATAAATAATAGGACATACCAACTTGGTCTTAACTTTGTTGCTGGTATTGCGTCTGCCGAATACAACACTAAGTCTGGCGAAATTATCTATATTGATAATAGAGCGCCTATTCCTAGATCTGCAAGTCAGAAAGAAGACATCAAGATTGTCCTGGAGTTCTAAAGAAAAATGCCACAGAATACCAACTTAAATTCATCTCCATATTTTGATGACTTTAGTGCGTCTAATAATTATCAGAGGGTTCTGTTTAAACCTGGACTCCCTATTCAATCTAGAGAATTAACTACATTACAGTCAATTCTACAGAACCAAATTGAAAAGTTTGGTAAACATATGTTTAAGGAGGGATCTGTAGTTATCCCTGGACAACTTGCATATGATGACGAGTATACTTCTGTTCAGATTGATGAGTCTCACTTAGGACTTCCAGTTTCTTTGTATTTGAATTCATTAAAAGGAAAGAGAATCAAGGGAGAAACTAGTGGCGTTCAAGCGAAGATTGAAGATTACATCTCTAATTCTCAGTCGGTAAAAGGTAATTATACCTTATACATCAAATATGAAGGTGCTAGCGAAAACGACTTCTCGGGGACAACTTTTACCGATGGTGAAAATTTAATTGCTGAAGAAGATATTAATTATAGCCTTTCTAGTATTAGAACGGGAACTAGTTTTGCTACAGCAATTATTTCTAATTCTACTGCCGTAGGATCTGCTGCAAAACTTGCCAATGGTGTATATTTTATTCGTGGATTCTTTGTAGATGTACCAGATTCTACAGTAATTCTAGATCAATATGATGATGCACCAAGTTATAGAATTGGTCTAAACATTTCCGAAGAACTTGTAACTGCTTCGGAAGAATATAACGATTTATATGATAATGCTAGGGGATTTTCAAACTTTGCAGCTCCTGGTGCAGATCGACTAAGAATTTCTACAACTCTCGTTAAAAAGTCTCTAAACGATTTTAATGATGAAAATTTCATTGAATTGCTTAGGATCGAAAATGGAGATATTCGGAAGTTTAGTAATACCACTACATATGATCTTATCACGGATGAGTTAGCCAGAAGAACATATGATGAGTCTGGAGATTATTATATCAATTCATTTGATATCAATATTAAAGAAACACTTAATAATAGAACTGGTAATGATGGAGCGTATTACGACAATCAAACTACCCAACAAGGAAATATTCCTACAGATGATATAGTATCACTCTCAATTGGACCTGGAAAGGCGTATGTTCGCGGATTTGAAATTGAAACTCTAAACACAACTACATTAGATATTCCCAAACCAAGAACAACTGAATCTGCTGATAATGAAGCTTTACCTTTTACTGTAGGTAGGATTATTGAAGTTAATAACGTTCATGGTTCCCCTGCAGTTGGTCTTGGAACAGAAGGACTTCTAAATCTCCATGGATCTAGAACTGCAACTCCAGGAACTGCCAGCGGACTTCATATTGGTGTTGCAAGACTCTACGATTTTAGATTGAGAGATGCTGCATACCAAAATGAAGGTACTACGTTTAGAACATCTTTATATGACGTTCAAACTTTTACATATTTGGAATTGAATGCTGATACATCTATTAATGTTCCTGCATTTATTGAGGGTCAGAATAGTGGTGCATCTGGATTTGTGTATTCGGCTTCATCAGATACTACACAACTTATTCTGTATCAGGTTAATGGAGAATTTCAACGAAATGAAGAAATTGTTCTAAATGGAACAACAATCAATAGAACTGTTAAGGATTTTGACGACTACGGTATTCAAGATGTTTATCAAATCGCATCTGCTGATGGAGTAGCATTTACTGCTGATACTAGACTGACTAATAAAATTAGGTTTGCAGAACCTGGAAGTGAATATACAGTTAGTATTGAAAGTGCGGGTGTATCTACAATTACTTCTCCTAATGCTAATTTCAGTGCAGTATCTGGTATTTCTACTGGTGATGTAATTGCATACAGTAAAGCAGCTACCTCAACACCTTCATATGCTGTTGTAGAACAGATTGGCACTAACTCAAGAAGCGTAATTGTTAAAGCATCAACTACAGTATCCAATGTAAATGAAGGTGCTCTTCCAACTAGTGAAATTACGGTAAGTGACGTAAATAAAGTTACTTTGGAAATTCTTAATGGTGGAAATCAGTCCTTATTTGCGGAACTTGCGGAACCAAATGTTTCTTCAGTAAATCTCAATGATTCTGAGATTATCTTTAAGAAAACCTATTACATTGCAGTTTCTTCTGGTGCATATAGTGCTACTTTGGAATCCGATTCAAATCTAACTTTAGAACCTTATGATTCGGAAGATTATAATGTATCATTTGACTCCACTGGTACAACTGAATCTCTTTCTGATCAGAAATTGACAGTTTCTGGTAGGACTGTTACTCTCTCTCAATTGAGTGAAAGTGGTTCTGCTACTCTTACTGTAACATGGAAGAAAAAGAATCCTAAAGCTAAGAACAAAGTATTCAGTAGAGCTAATACTATTCAGATTGTTAATTCATCAACAAATACTTCTGGAGTAGGAAATTCTAGTGCAAATGATGGATTAACTTTCTCCAATATTTATGGAACTAGAGTTCAAGATAAGAAAATTTCCCTAGGAATTTGTGATGTAGCGAACGTTGTTGCTATTTTTGAATCATCTTCAAATAGTAATCCACAACTTCCAAAAATTATCTTAACAGATTTGAATGCAAGTGTTACTAATGCACTTAAGGGTGAATCTATAGTTGGTGAAACCTCTGGGTCAGCTGCAATTTTTGTAGAAAGTAATGGAACAAATGAAGCATCATTCATCTATGAAAATGAAAATATATTTCAAAGTGGAGAAACTGTAATTTTCCAAGACTCCAATATTACTGCTAATGTACAATCTTTTGTTTCTGGAGACCGAGATATTAAGGATAACTTTGAATTTGATCCTGGTCAAAATGATGATTATCTAGATTTTTCTTCTATTGTTAGATTAAATTCTGCAAATGCTCCAACTAAAAGATTGACAATCGTCTATGATAGTTTTGTTATTGAAAATTCCGATCCTGGAGATCTTGTTTCTGTAGATTCTTATGATGCCACTCTTTATGGTAATAGTCTCCCATATGTTGGAAGTATTCCAGTCTCCGACATAATTGATTTGAGACCTAGAGCTGTTTCTGTTGCATCTACATTATCTCCTTTTGAATATAAGTCTAGAGAATTTAATCCACTCACATCATCCACAACTCATGTATTTTCCAGTAATAAAAATCTCAACTTGAGTTATGAGTATTATTTGGGTAGAATTGATAAAATTTTCCTAACAAAAGATGGAGTTTTTAACAGAGCAGAAGGAGTTCCTTCATATGATCCACAAGTACCAAATAATGTGGATAATGCGCTAGAGATTGCTACTATTGAGATGCCTCCATATCTCTATAACCTTAATGATATTGAGGTTCAAATTGCTACTCATAAGCGATATCAAATGGTAGATATTGCCAATATTGAGACCAGACTTACTAATGTAGAGTACTATACAAGTCTTTCTCTACTAGAGACGGAAACTTCTAGTTTGTCTATTAAAGATCCAACTACAAATCTTGATAAGTTTAAATCTGGATTTTTTGTTGATAACTTTAGATCCAAAATAGGTGGTGGCGCCATCGAGGATTCTCAATATAGATGTAGTATTGATACTGCAGAAGGAGAAGCAAGACCAGAACACTATACGACATCGATAGATCTTTTATTGGGGTCTGAAGCTGTTATTGCTGCATCTAGTGGAACGGCAACTCCAGATGCAGACTATAGATTCGTAAGTGATCTTGGAGATGCAAATGTTGTCAAGAAAGGTGATATTGTAACTCTTGCTTATACCGACGAACAGTGGCTTCAGAATAAGTTTGCTACTAGAGTTGAAAATGTAAACCCATTCCATGTTGTGAACTGGATTGGAGTTTTGGAATTGAATCCAGCAACAGATACTTGGATTGATACTAGAAAAATGACTAGTATGACCGTAGATATGGAAGGTAGTTACGATGCCATCCAAGGAATGGTTGGTGGAACAGATAGTAATACTGGACTATCTCCCGTTCAGTGGGGTTCTTGGGAAACTACTTGGACAGGAAAAACTAGGACGAAAGGTCCTGTTATCATGAAGGAGAAAAAAAGAGTCAAAGGCTCTATGAAGAAGAAAAAAAGAAGAGGAAAGTTTAGACCTGGAAAAGGTATCAAAGTAACCACGATTAAGAAATGGAAACAGAAGATTACCAAGATTCGGGAAGTAACTACTACCAAGACTGGAACTAAATCTAGAGCCGGTATACAGTATAAAGTAGAAGAGCAATTCGACTCGAAGAGTTTGGGAGATAGAGTGGTATCCAGCGACGTTGCTGCTGTGATGAGATCTCGAAATATTGAGTTTATTTGTAAAAGACTGAAACCCAAAACTAGACTTTATGCATTCTTCGATAATATCGATATGAATGCCTTTATTGTTCCAAAACTCATTGAAATTGAAATGGAAAGTGGGACTTTTGCCGTTGGGGAAACTGTCGTTGGTAATGGGACTAACTCTACAAATAAGAGTATTAAGTTTAGATTGGCTCAACAAAATCATAAGTATGGTGAGTATAATTCTCCAAGTCAGACTTATAAGAACAACCCATACAACGTATCAAATAGTATTTCTGGATCATATTCTTCAACTACAGGATTACTTAATGTAGATACTGCGGCTCTTGAAATTCAATCTGTATCTGGATTCTTTGGATGTCTAGGTAAAGGTATGAAATTAGTTGGTCAGTCTAGTGGTGCTATTGCAAAAGTTAAAGATATTAGACTTGTCACTGACGAAGCTGGTGTTGTTATTGGATCTTTGTTTATACCTGATCCAACTCTACCATCAAACACTCCGTTCGGTACTGGTAGAAAGACCTTTACACTAACATCCAGTTCAAGTAACCAAACTATTTCTGGATTTACTGATAGTTCTGCAGAGGCAACATTCATGTCTACTGGAACAATTAATAATACACAGGAAACTACTCTACGAATTCGTAATGCTAGTGTTGAAAGGGTTCCCACATCACAATCTAAAGCTATAAGCAAAAGCACAACTAGATTAAAAGCAACAGTTAAATTTAAAAATAGAAAGAAAAAACAAACAAGATGGGTTGACCCACTTGCACAGTCGTTTGAAGTTCCAGATGAAAACGGAGTTTTTCTCACTAAGTGTGAGATTTACTTTAGAACAAAGGACGCTTCTTCACTACCCGTAACACTACAGGTCAGAGATCTTGAACTAGGTTTACCTACGCAATCAATTTTGCCTTTTGCTGAAAAGGTTCTTGATCCATCTGAAGTTGTTACTTCTGAAGATGGTAGCAAAGCAACAACATTTACCTTCGATTCTCCTGTATATTGCGAAGGCAGTAGTTCATTTGCTTTGGTTCTTCTTTCTGCATCTAATGAATATACGGTATTCATCTCAAGGATGGGTGAAGAAGATGTCTCCACAATCAACAGTGCAGATTCTGAAAAGATTATTGTTTCCCAACAACCACTTCTTGGATCACTGTTTAAGTCACAAAATGGTGCTACATGGGATCCAAGTCAGTTTGAAGATCTTAAATTTAATCTTTATCAGGCCAAATTTAGTTCCACTAGTGGTACAGTTAAATTCTATAATCCTGATCTAGATATTGGCAACAAACAGATTGTCACATTGAGTAATAACCCGCTTAGTATGTTGGGTAAAAATACTATTATTGGTCTTGGTAAGAGTTTGACTTCTAATGAAGTTAATGGTCTTCTTTCTGGTACAACTATTGGTCAAGAAAACAATGCAAACTTCTCTGCAAACCTTGTCACGGTTCTTGGTGCTGTTGGTATTGGAAGTGTTCTAGATCTAACATCTGCGGGTGCTGGATTTGCAAATGGAACTCCGACATATACTGATGTTCCCTTAATCAGTTTGACTGGAAGTGGATCTGGTGCAAAAGCAACCCTTGTTATTGCATCTAATTCAGTAACTTCCGCTACTGTTTCTGCTGGTGGTACTGGATATGCTGTTGGTGATGTATTATCAGTAAATCCATCTAATACTGGTGGATTTGGTGATGATTTGAGACTTTCGATTCAAAATGAAGTGGGCATTATTAGTGCCTTCAATACACTAGTTGTTGACAGAGTTCAAGGTGTTCCAAGTGTCGATCCATCCTCTGCGGTTGTTTTTACAACAGGTGCTGGGTCTACATCAACTCTTTCTGCAACTTCTATCCAGTATGTTGAAAATCTAAGTGACGGGTTGTCATTCAGGATTAATCACAGTAGTCACGGAATGTATAGTCCATTGGATGTGGTTACACTTTCAAATATTGAAACTGATGTAAAACCAGAGAAACTCACTGCCAAGTACGATTCTGCTTCAACTGATAATCTCTCAGTAACTAATGTAGGAGTTTATACTAGTTTTGAGAATGTTCCTGTTGACTCAAATAATCCTGGATATTTGAAATTGGGTGATGAGATTATCAAATATACTGGTGTTACTACAACCACAAGTGCAGTTACTGGTATTACTAGAGCTATCGATGATACTACTGCTGGAAATTATTCTGTAGATGATCTACTCTTCAAGTATGAACTTAATGGTATTTCATTAAGGAGAATCAATACTTTACATAGTCTTGGTCAGGTAAACTTGACTAAGTATCCCATTGACGTTGATTCTTATTGGTTAAAAGTTGGTATCTCAAGTAGGGGTGTTGATAGAAGTCCTGGAAATGCTACTGGATTGCCAGAACTATTTTGGAATCAAACTAAATCTGCTGGATCTTACCTTACTCAAGGTACTAATACTGGTTCTGGTAATGTTCCAAGAGCTACCCAGAACATTGCATTTAATATAATGCGACCAAACTTCACTATCATGCAACCAGATGGAACCAGTGTTTCTGCATCTTGTAGGACATTCAGTGGAGATAGTCCAGATGGAAACCTGGGAGCATATATCGATCAAGGATTTGAAAATATTTCCTTGGAAGGTGATAATGAATTTACTACACCTAGAATTATCGCATCTAAGGTAAATGAATTGACTAGATTGGAGAATTATCCTGGAAGAAAATCGTTTGCAATAGAAATTACTCTCAATACGGAAGACACTGCCGTTGCTCCACAAATTGATTTGGACAGGTGTGCTGCTATTTTTATTATGAATAGACTTAATAGTAAAGTCAAAAATTATGCTACTGACAGACGAGTAAATTCTACTGATAATGATCCAAATGCTGCAATTTACTTGACTGAAGTTATTAACTTGGATAAGGCTGCGGATGGACTGAAAGTCATGTTTGATGCATATAGACATCAAACAAATGACATTAGAGTTCTCTATAGAGCATTCCGTGTTGACGCACCACAAGGAGATCAACTATTCCAGTTGTTCCCTGGATTTAATAATCTAGATATTGCTGGTGGGATTATCGATCCTACCCAAAATGATGGGTCACCCGACAAGTTCGTTCCCCCATCTGATGGATATGAAGATTTTAATCCATATGAATTTAATATCGCAAATATCCCACAGTTTAGTGCATTCCAAATTAAAATTTGCATGTCTGGAACTAACTTTGCTTATGTTCCAAGATTGAAAGATCTACGAGTTATTGCTACGATTTAATGGATAAAAGAAAAGTTGAAAGTAGTCATTCTCTCTATAGAGATATGGACACTGGAGCAGTGATAAATTGCAATGATGGTGAATATGAATCGTATATTAAACAAAAGAAAATTGCGGTTCAGAAATCATTGGAAATTGATGAGTTAAAGAATGATGTTAGTGAACTTAAGGTCATGATGAAACTCCTTCTGGAAAAATTGGATAAATAACTAAAATCTTCCTTTTTGTGTAATGGCAGCTAGAAATGTCAATTTAGTCATTGAACAAAACGTTGATTTTGAAGCAACCTTTACTATTAAGAATGCGAATAATTCGCCATTAAACTTGACTGGGTACTCTGCTCTAGCAAAGATTAGAAAACACCCAGATGCGACAAAATACACGAATTTTGTTATTTCTTTCCCAAATAGAATCAATGGAGTCGTAAAAGTAGCCCTTGCGGTAACTTCCACTGGAACTTTGGAGGGAGGAAGATACGTGTATGATCTGGTACTTATTTCCCCAAACAATTATAAGACTCGACCTATCGCAGGAAATGTTTTAGTGTTGCCTGGAGTATCATGACTGATTACTTAGTAAATTTAAATAGTCCTGGATCATATTCAGTTGGAGTTGACTACGAAATTCCATCGAAGTCAACTCAGAACACCAATTTAATCATTGATGACATTAATGGTCAGTTCAATGGTATTGGCGTTACTTTCTCATTAAGTAGTAGTGGCGATACATATAATCCATTAAATGACCAACAACTGATTGTTTGTAAAAACAATCTGGTTATGGAACCAGGAGAAGATTTCACCATTGCTGGTGATCAACTTATTTTCTCAGTTGCACCAGTTGTTGGTGATGATGTATTCATCATTGCTCTTGCAACTACTGCTGATCTAACAAGATCTGTTAATTTTGTTATTGACAGTGGATCTCTTGATATCTCTCCAGGAAGCAAAGGCAAAGTAACCGTAGATGTTTCTGGAACGATCGAATCAATCAAAGTATTGAGTGATCAAACAGGAGATATTGTTGTAGAAGTATCTAAATCTAACTTCCAAGATTTTCCCACATTTACGTCAATCACTAACAATCAACTAGTCCAACTACAATCTCAAAACAAGTACATTGATGATGTACTAAATAATTGGGATAAGACGATCGTTGCTGGTGATATATTAGATTTTTCGGTAGTCAGCTCAACAAACATGCGAAGGTTGCTGATCTCTTTAAAATTAAAATTATAAATAAGTATAGTTCTTAAAGTCTAACCCTTACGAGGAGTTGTTTTCGATGGCATTACTAGTTCCCAATATTGGTGAAATTGAGTCTCTCCGTTATCTGATTGCTCAGAATAACTTTGTTGCAGACTTGGAGGATACCTCACCAAGAAATCTCGTTCTTAAATTATTTACGAGTAACACCACCCCTGCTGAGGGTGATGTTCCTTCCCAGACTGCATATTTTGAACCATATATTGACGGAAACGTTAATGGTTACGGAACTACTGCAAATACTGGTTACCCCGTCTGCGTCGATAATAGAATCGATCAAGACTACACCGCACAGTACGGTGTTCTTCTAAACGGATCTCGCTGGGTTATTAAGAACGTTGGTAGTGGTACAACCGCAACCTATCCCGAACAGACTTTCACCTTTACTGGACCTGCTGGTAATATCTACGGTTATTATGTAACCAGAGCAAACAACATGCCTGTATCTGTACAGGGTGTTAACCACGCAGCTAGTGTGGGTATCGGAACAACCGTCACCAAGGGTAACAACACTGATCCATGTATTGGAGTTGTTGGTAATAGATTCTTTGTTGTTGACCCACAGGTCTCCATCAACGATCTAACTCTTGGACAGTATGTTGCTGGTAACGCAGGTGTCCAAACTGGTACGAGAATTATTGGTCTTGACCGAGCCTTGCAAGTTGTCTATCTAGACAAACCACTGATTGATAACATTCAGGTTGCAACTGACCCATCGGTTACCTTTAGTTTCGGTAAGATTGCTATTGTCAATCACGGTCTTCAGAGAGGAGATATCCTTTACGTTGCTGCTGGTACAGGTAACACGACTCTTGAGTCTAATGTTTATACCGTCTTTGACGTACAAAACGCTGACGAGTTCGTAACCACACCGTCTCTAACCGCAACATCCAACGGTGTTCTTGGACTGAATACTGCGACCCTGTACTCCAGCATCATGTACGCTGAGAGATTTACGAATGGTCCATACAACATTCAGAACAACGGTGACCAAATTAAAATCACCCTGAACGTCGCACTTGACTGATTCATATATAAAATAGAATATTTGTCATGGTGGGGATTGCTTTATTATCAAGGCAGTCCCCTTTTTCATCAAATGATAAGAATTAAACTATGGCCGTTTATGTCTACGATACCAATAAGGTAGATATATTCGTTTCGGAAGATGAGGGTTTGGTAACCACTTCCGTAACGAGTACGGCTGACTATGGCAACATTTCAGACACTGCTGACGATGATCGCGGTGTAGATAATTTCAATCCTTGGTATTTTGGATTAATTACAGACCTAGCGGATGTCTTACCATTTGGTAAGTTTGATGTTGGTGGAAACGCATTACCACTAATTTCTCCAGCTATTCCTGGTTCTGGACTATTCCGCATAGAAGATATTGCAGAAGTATCGTATGTAACCCCCTGGAGAGGGTCTGGGACCCTCTTTGAGATCGGTGGAGGTCTGGAAAGACTTGTCATCCCAGACTTGGGTGCCGCAGGACCATCTCCGTCCATATACGGACAAGCAAACGAATCGAATACATTTGTTACAGTCGGATCTGGTATACTCGCTCAACTTTCAGATAAAGGGGAGACAGCCAAATTTAACCGATATCCTTGGGACGCTACAGGTACTCTTACCCTCAGTGGATATAACGGTACATTATTTCCAGACGACTTTATCGCTGTCATTAAAAATGTCGCGAAAGTCAAAGGCGTTGCGCCTACTCGTGTCATTTATGACTATAGTCTGGATCCAGACACCAAATTTGATGCCGAAAACTACGGATTCGTATTCAATACATCAGGTGGTAAGTTCTCCGATGCGGAAGATCTAACCTTCGATAGAATCATCACTACGAACAAGGATAGATCCTTTAGTGATGATGATCAACTTGAATATGAGAATTTAGGTGATATCACTACAAATACTCAACAGAAAGATCTTCCTGTTGACATTCTGCCAGATGATTTGGTTGATTACCAAGTCAACTATCAGAGAACACAGATCCAAGGTAGTGGTAGTGGTATTGGTCCTACTGGTGGATTTGACATCGGTAGACATGTTAAATTTGGCACTGGTAGTGGATCAAGAGAATTCTATTGGAGATTTGACACCACAAACTCCGATTACATTAAATTATCTGTCATTAGGGGTAGTGATACGAATGGTGGTGAAGATCCAGACGAGACTCAAGAAAGTCTATATCTCGATAGATGGACTGGAAGTAGTTGGATAAGAATTTCTACTGTTTGTGCATATAACGATACTACATTTAATTCCTTAAAAGAAGTATCAATTCCTCTCACTGCACAAAACAGAGGTAATTACTTCTATAGACTCAGACAAGATAATTCAAGTAATAATGCCAACTGGGATCATTATGGTGTTACTAGCATCACATATGATCTTCGTCAAACATTCCCAATTGATGTTGAAAATAACGGAGTCATTCAGAGAAAACTCGGTGGTGGATTGTTCATGCACGATTACCAGGCAACTGGTATCAGTGCATCAGAATCTATTCCATTCGCATATTTTGGTACTGGATCTCTATTTGCACTTGGAGAACTCGATCCAGAAAAAGATGTCGATCAGATATTTGGATATGCAGGTTCTGGTGGATTCAATGTTATTGGAGAGAACTTCTTCAGTCAGGCTCCACAAAGTACAATATTCGGTCTCGAAGGAGAAATTTCCTTCAGTGGATCTTGTTCCGAAAGATTTGTTCCTGCAACTGTTGATAATACAGTACTCTTTAATCAAGTTGGTTCTGCTAACGATAAGATTATTTGGCAGGCTGGGGAACGTAAGGTCACCATCAGACCAATTGGATTTGGATCTGTACTTCTTTCTGATACTCCACCTACATCTACGGCAACTCTGGTTGTATCTGGTGCAGCATCGAATCTCGAAAGAACATTTGCAGATGGCAATGTAAGTCTATTCGATATCGGTGGAGATGCTGGCAATCCACTGAGTACAAGATTTACTCCACACTTTAGATCTGCAAGAGGGGATATTGTCCTCCCAGATGAAGATTGGGGTCTTATTGTTAACTCGGCTACCGAGTTTGAAGATTGGGGTTATATCCGAGAAGTTGCAACTACTTCTCTCGTATTTGGAGATATTCTTTCTCCATTCAATTACGTTCAGATTGGTGGTCAACATTATCCAAGTACAGATACATTCTCTGTTGGAGAGTCTTCGCTCACCAAACAGACACTTGGATTTACTGGAATCGCAACCTTCAGAATTTCCGAAGATTCCAGTCTGGAAAGAACGTTCGGATACGAATCTTCTGGTATTACTGGTATTG